CGTTGTAGCGCTCTTTGTACATATTGACCACATCAGCCTCAGACTTCATAAACGATGCTGCCTCAAGCAGGGAGCCGTACAGAAGTATTGACTCAAAGTTATCCCCAAGCCACGATGTATTAGCCGTCACAATCGAGGGCGGGTAGTAGAAGTAATGCAACTCAACCGTGTAGTTTGAGTTAGGCATCGGCCCAAGGATGAACGTGTTGTAGTCAAAGACTGCATAGTATTCGGGTAAACCCGTATCTGTCTGACTTGGAAATGCCTCACGAATGAAGTTCACATCCTTGTTCAGAAGGTACAGATAGTCCCCGGATGCAAAAACTCGACCATCAGGAAGCGTAGTAGGCGCGTTACAAACCACAGCCAAAGAGAATGTAGAAAGCCAATCCGGAGGTAGCGCTAAGTACTTATTGCCGGAAGTTGTAGCCCCCGTCATATTCTTACGAATGGCTGGGATCTGGACAGAGTTATAGATCCGCTCCCCAGCATTTTGAACAAATATCGCTATCTGTTCAGCAGACGTAAGACCGCCTGACCCCACTACCTGTGGGAAGTCGTTCTCACAATAAGCCTTGATTGCAGCAGTTAGTTCGGTGTAGTTCATTTAGCCCATCTTCTTGGAATGGCTGTTTCCACGGGTCGTGTTTTTAGTTCCACGAGTCCGTTGGGTTTGCGTGTTAGGCACGTTGTTGGGGTACCCATTGTTATTGGGCACAATTGGTACTTGTTTGACTGGCGTATCCATATTAGATCCCCGTTTTACGAACCATTGACATGGGCTTCTTTTGGTTGGCAATTTTTGCCAGATTCCGACCCATTGCTTTCATCTGTGCGTTAGTCTTGCCACCCTTAGCAAACTTTTTCACATTTGCATCTGGATGAGCCTTAGCGCCCTTCTTTTTCATGTGTGCCTTTAATGCTGCTTTCATATCCATGTTTTACTCCTTAAGTAGTTACTGTTACGGTTCCTATACTACCTTGGGCTACCAAGTTATTAGGTGTTAGCCCATTATCCCTTGCGCCCCCAACAGGGTTCCACCCCCACTGGATAATCCTACTACCCCCAGATGGCTCACCAAATGCGTCTGAAGCATCTGGATCTGGCGGATTAATATATTCAACTTGTGTTCCTGTTAAACCTGCCTGTAAATATGACTTATCGTTTCTAGGATTCTGTAAAGCCTGTGGATCGTACACGGGGTACATACCTAATTGTAACTGTGGCTGATCCGGTTCCCAACATGTATAACAAACTAGCAAATTGATGTTTTTGGTCTTTATGACTATTTTCTTCAATTCCTTCAGCTTGTAACGAAACCCGCATCTGTCGCACTCCGCTATCGCCCATTTACCAGAAGCAAACTTTGGACCCGCCATAGTTCACCTATTAATAAAAATACTGCCGTGGGGCCAACCGCAGCCCAGCCTTTTCCCGGTCTTCGCTTGAACCAAGTAGCCACTGCTCCTCATAAGCCGCCTTCAACATTTCCAAACGTGGCGCACCTTCTGGAATCTTCATAGCAATGTAGTACGCCAGTCCAGCCACCAAACAGGGCAACATACGAAAAGGTATGTCTTCTGTCTGCATACCGTTACCCGCATCTTGCAGGCGGCGTAGACGCCAATATATAAACGAGTAGTAATTGCTTTGATCGGGGCTAGGCCAAACACATATATTGGGCAGGTTAATTACCGATACCGCAGCACCCGCTGTATGTGCAGCCGCCGTCGTATTATTCACGCCACGAACACAGTTTTGCAGAATATTGCCCGAAATTTCGTTATATCCGATGGTCTCAGAACCAATCGTAATGAACCCCACATAGTTCAATCCAACCACAGAACTGAGCGTGATTGTGTTTGAAGATGAGGTAATAGTGCTACCTAAAGTAATGTTGGTAGCGTTTGAGGCCCCGCTTTGCCGGTCAATCCAAACCTGAATTGGGCGCCCTTGGGCGTTCTTATTGGGTATCGTGGCGTAAGTCGAGGACGAGATTCGGTTGATATTAATGTCAGACTGGCTGATAAGACCGGAATCAGTACGCACCACCATGTCCATCAAGTCAATGGTATCGATGGGCAAAGCATAAGTAATCTGTGCCTGATTTAAAGGAATAGATCCTTGCTCGATAGTCCAAAGGTTAATGCCCCGGTTAGCCCACTCAATAGTCAATAGGTTTAAGCTACGACGGGCTGTACGTAACTCGTATCCAGTACGTAACTCGGCACCGGCACGCTCGTATGCCTCTTCAACAAGTTCGTTGAGTTGCAGATTAAAGTTGGTGGTGCCTGTTGTACTCATCCTATTTTCCTATGCGGAGCAACTTTTTTAGCCACCCCTTTAGGCTGGGCGACGAACTGCTTTCCTGCGGCTTTTCCTGCTCGCTTGGCTCGGGTGGTCGCGGCGTACTCTTGCGGGGAGAGCGCTTTGATGGCGCTACTTGGGAGGTATCTTTCCCCTGTAGCCTTCGGTCCTTGCGTAGATGGTTTGCCACTCTTAGTTCTCCACTTTTGTTGCGTCCACGCTTTCAGACTTTGCTGCGGCTTTTTCAAGTTCGACATATCGTTCTCTTTGCCTAATCTTCCTAAAGTCTTCGGCTGTACTAATTAACCAGTCAAATACGTTTCCATCTGTTTCGGCGTTGTATACCGGAAATCTAATCTTTGTACCCACCGCCTGCTTTCTTATACTGCATAGCCAGCATCTGAGCCTTACGGGCACTCCACTGACCCGGAGCACCGCCCTTGCCGCCAGCCTTAATACTTTCAAAGATCCGTTTACGCATACCGGGTTTGGTGTAGTTTCCAGCCTCATTCACTTTAGACTCACCACCTTTGGCATACATCTTGACCTCATTCGGATCATCCTTACGTTTGATCGTCTTGACCTTTGGCATTTTAGAGGGGTTAATTATCCCCATACCCCGGCTTGGTCGCATTTAGCAGGCCATCCCACCCTTGCGCATAGCAACTTGTTTACCTTTGGTCTTGCCCTTAGAAGCAACACCGTCGGCTTGCTTATGCCCAGCAGCCAAACCACCAGCAGCCATTTTTTTAACTTTGCCGCCATATTTCATACCGGCTTCTTTCATCTCATGCTTAAGCATAGACTTAGGAGCGCCCTTTTTCTTCATAAAGGACACTTCCTTTTTCATCATTGCCTTTGACTCTTTCATGACTCCACCTTCCTTTTTAGTGAACTCTTTTCCTACGGATGTTGGTACACCTACCTTCTTTGCAAACTTTGGGTTATTCGCCACTGCTTGCATAAATCTTTCTTGCTTTTTCGATACGGCTGGCATTACACCATCTTTCCACGGGTCTTACCCTTGGTAGCGCAACCGTCAGCACGCTTGGAAGCGGAACTAATCATGCCGCCTTTTTTAGCGCCAACAACGTCAGAAACGGAACCTTCAGCAGACCTACCGGGAAGCGATTTACCGCTTTTTGCAGGCGCCTTTTTCTTTTCAGAAGCCATTTCAGTGGTGTACTTTTTGCCGTTAAACATAAAAGTTTTGTCGCCAGCCCTGCGAGCAGCCGCAAATGCGGTTCCAAACCTAGAAGTTTTTGCTGATGCAGGAAGTCCAACTTGTTTTACGTCACCCGTTTCTTCATCACGAGCACCGCTAAACGGATCTACATCATCACCTTGGAACGGATTAGCCATTTTATTTACCCCTTTTTAAAAAGTTCATCAATTTTTGCTTCAAGTTTGTTAAACCGCTGGTCAATGTGGTTAACAAGTTTGTCCATTTCTGCTTGAGTGACGTTATCACGAGCCACCTCTTCTCTAGTTTTGTTAATCAAAATGTTGAGCCGTTGTATCTCAGATGCCTTCTCATGCCCAATATAGGCCAAGACACCTAGTAGTACGGTCAACACCATGTTCCAAAGCATCATCTCCATATCAGCACTTCCACGCCCGTAGGCTCTTGTTGATACGGCTGTTTGGATCGTTAGCGGTTTTAGCGCTGGTTAACTTTTTCTTCATACCGGTCATACGGGCACAGAACGACTTCTTACGTGCTCCGCCTTCTGGTTGAGGAGCCTTTAAGCCGGGCTTACCGGGATTAGCAGCGTTATACGATGCCCGCCCCTTCGCGTTTAGCCCACCTTTTGGGTTCTTACCTTCTTTGCGTTGCCACGCAGGAGTCTTAGCCATTACACCATCCGTCCCTTAGTTTTACCTTTTACAGCACAACCATCGGCTCGTTTAGAGGCCGAGGAAACAGAACCGCCTTTAGCCATTTTGGGTAATTTCTTAGAAGCCGTAATATCTGTATCTGGCTTCATTCCACCACCGCCGCCACTTGGCATACGATGATGCTTAGGTAAGGGGCGATCTTCCAATTTTTGCTGCGCTTTAAAGTTTTTTTCGGCTTCAGCCCGTTTAAGTTCTTTAAAGTCTTTTTCAAACATATCAGACTGTGCGCCCCGTTTTTCAGGGGTAGACTGTTTTTTGGGCTTATTCTCTTCGGCGTCGGCTTTCTCAACAAGGCGTTTCTTAATTTCTTCCTTGTTGGGATCTTCTTGGGAAACAGAAAACAAAGACGTTTGCCCCGCATCAAGGTCTTTAATGCGCTTTTTAGAAACGGCTTTGTTTAATTCAACTTCGCCAAAAAGATCGTCGTACTTAGCCATTTGCAATCTTCTCGTCTTTAACGAGCCGTGGGTAGAAGGCTTCGTTTCCAAAGTCACCCTCATATTCTTGTACGCCCATATGGCCTAGTTTGATTGTTGGGTCTACCCAAACCTGATAACCAGCCTCACGAGCACGGTCACAGAACAGATAGTCTTCACCAACGTAGGAGTTGTCCTTAACGGCAAAGTCAAATATTGCTGATAACGAGCGTCCGGTTCTCTCATCCCAGTATTGCCACTGAGGGTTGTCCTTGACCAAGTTCTCAATTACAGAGCGCTTAATCATCATAAACGCAGTAGCCACCCGTTGTGCACGAACCAGCCCCATACCGTTCATCGTGACCCCGTTGCCGTCCTCATCCAACTTGACGATATAGGTCTTCTCAACCTTACGGGCGCACGGGATACCGGCAGCGATATCAATATTTTCTTCAGTTAACCAAGCCATCAAACGAATAATGTCTTCTGGTTGAAAGTTGATGTCAGCATCAATAAACATCAACTCCGTGGCATCAGACTCCAAAAAATCTTGAACCAAGAGGTTACGTGCCCGTGATACTACTGAGCACCCACAAATACTTCCAATCGTAATTTCGATCCCGTGCTGTGGCGCCTGTTGGGCAAACCGCATCAACGAGATGGCTTG